ACTCATTATCTAGACTTAAGGCTAGGAATAGCGCGAGAAAACAGTATATCGCTTGGATTGCTGACATCTGGGACGACTTTGCTAAATCTAAATTTTAGAGGTTTAAATGACAATCGTTAAGGCGAAATTTGACACTTTTCTTAAAAAGACTCCAAACCAAGCTTCTAGTTTAAAAGCTGAAGATTTAATTTTTGCGGAGAAAGATCGCACTTATCCCGTCGATCAGGTCTTGAGTCAGTCGGGATTACATATTCAGGTTAAACTTGGCTACGGCGCGGGTATTTGGTGGCTTTTTAAGCCGCACTGGGATTTGTCTGCTTTGCCTAATACTTCGGTGGTGACGGCGGTTTTTCGGCTTTCTCTTTCTGTGAATCGATCTTCTAAGTTGATTGAAGGCCATTTGAATTTTTATCGGGGTGGCAATGTAGAGATAGGTGTGGAGGCGACCAGTGGCGCAATCGGGTATCAGTATCGGGGAGCGGAAAAAATTAGAGGCAAAGGGCCAATACCAGAAGGTCGTCTGTGGAAGATTAATACTGGGGGTTATTGGCTTGATACGAGGGGAGTTGAAGGAATGTTTTATCACATTACCCCTGACCCCTACAAAGGTGATGGATTTGTAAGGGCGGAAATTGGCTTGCATCGAGATGCTAATGCCCCGGGTAGTGCTGGATGTATTGTGGTTACAAATAGCCAAATGTTTAATAACACTATCGTGCCTTATCTTGCGGCTTTACGTCGGGAGCAAAAATCGATCAATTTAGCGGTCGAGTATAAATAGCAAAAGCTCCGAACATTACAAAGGTAAGGGAATTTTAAAAATCCCCTTTTTTGCTTGTATAAGTAAACTAAAGCTCTTAAACTAAAGATAGTTTACCCTTTTTCTTGCCATGCCTAGCATCCGTGACAAGATCGACTATTTAACCGCCATTGCCGAGCAACGTCCCCTAACTCGCTCTGATTTTTCTGCTTCCAGTGAGATTCTTTACGGTAAAAGCCTTTCTGCCCCAAGCCACGCCAAAAGATCAGAGCTTGCTATAAGAGCCTCTGATCTACGCTCAAAATCAACCCCACCGCCCCGATTTAGTCCTGGGGAGGTTGAGGTGATTAGGGAGTTGTATCAAAGCGGCGGGGTTGATTATGAGGATTTGAGAAATTGGTTAGGCGTAGCTAAAAGCACGATCTGTCACGTCATCGCAAGGAAAGGGGCTTACCGGCGCAATTTTGCCACGGACTATTAATGCCTACTTCTTTTGAGATTGCCAAACAGACAGGGATTCCAGATCGCACGATTCGGTATTGGCAAGCGCAGGGAATTGTGCCTAAGTCAGGAGAAATGCTCGAAATTCTGACTGCAATAATTGCTCACTATCAAAAAGAGAATAGTTCTAACAAGGAAAAAAAGGGCGCTCTCTACGAGGAGGAAGTGCGTTTAACTAGGGCGCGGGCTGATAAGGTAGAGTTAGAAGTCGCTGAAAAAGAAGGCACCTTAATTAAAGTGTCGGAAGTGGTAAAAGTTTGGTCTGATTATATTCTTGCTTGCCGAGCTAAGTTGCTGTCAGTACCGACAAAATTGGCTTATGAATTAGCCGGAGAAAGCGATCCTTTGGCTATAGAAAGTATATTAAGAGAGGTAATTGACGAAAGTTTAGGGGAATTAGCGAGGCCGGAATTTGAAGGAAGCTCAACAGTTACTAATGCAGGTGGCGACGTCGTTTCAGCCACCGCCGAGGTTGACGCTGAGTGAGTGGGCTGATACTTACCGGCGATTATCCCCGGAAAGTAGTGCCGAACCAGGACAGTGGCGGACGGCACGAACTCCCTATCTTAAAGAGATTATGGATAGCATTGGCACTTGTGAGCGGGTGGTATTTATTAAGTCGTCTCAGGTGGGCGGGACGGAATTAATTAATAATTTGGTGGGGTATTACATCCATCAGGATCCGGCTCCGATTCTCAGCATTAATCCTACTTTGGAGATGGCCGAAACGTGGTCAAAAGATCGGCTGATGCCCATGTTGCGAGATTCGCCGTCCCTGGTGGGAAAGATTGATACTCGATCGCGGAAATCAGGAAATACAATTCTGACTAAAAAGTTTCCAGGGGGACACATAACTATGGCGGGAGCTAATTCCCCCTCTAGTTTGGCCTCCCGTCCTGTGCGGGTGGTGGTTTGTGATGAAGTAGACCGTTATCCTTTTAGTGCGGGATTTGAGGGTGATCCGGTGGAGTTGGCGGTTAAACGGACGACGACTTTCTGGAATCGGCGTGTGGTATTGGTTTCCACGCCGACGATTCGAGGGGCATCTCGGATCGAGAGCGAGTACGAGCGATCGGATAAGCGTCGCTATTTTATCCCCTGTCCTCACTGTGGACAAGAACAGCATTTAGTTTGGGGACAAGTGAAATGGGAACCGGGAGACCCAGAAGGCGCTTGGTATGAGTGTATTGATTGCGGCAAGAAAATTGAGCATCGTCACAAGCAGGCTTTTTTGAGGGCTGGTCGCTGGGTTGCCACGCAATCTGGCTCAAAAGTGGCTGGATTTCACATCAATGAGCTTTATTCTCCCTGGAAATCTTTCGGGGATGTGGCCAAGGATTTTCTTAAGGCTAAAGATGATCTGCAATTGCTTAAGGTGTGGGTCAATACTTCTCTGGGTGAATCTTTTGATGAGGCCGGGGGCGAGGGGATTGAGTGGCAGCATTTAAGCAATCGGGCCGAACCTTATCAACCTTTGACGGTTCCCCACGGGGGACTATTGGTCACGGCGGGGGTTGATGTGCAGGGAGACCGGCTATCGGTGGGGGTTTATGCTTGGGGTCCAGGTGAGGAAAGTTGGCTAATTTACTCGATCGAGCTTTACGGCGATCCGACCGAGGCAAAGGTTTGGGAGGATTTAGATGTTTTGCTTTTATCAAAGTTTACTCATGCAGGCGGGTCTGAGTTGGCAATTACGGCAGCGGCGATCGATTCTGGGTTTAAGCCAAATGAGGTTTATAATTTTGTCCGTCGTCGGGCTGGGCGTAATCTTTATGCGGTTAAGGGGATGTCTACGGCCGGGAAGCCAGTGATTAGTAAGCCGACTTATCAGGAAGTCACTTATAAGGGTCAGGTGCTTAAAAAAGGTGTCCGGTTGTGGCCGGTGGGGTCTGATACTGTCAAAGCGATTATTTACAGTCGCTTGCAGTTGAAAAATTACGGGCCGGGCTATATCCATTTTCCCATTGGCTTAGATTCAGAATACTACGAGCAGTTATGCGCTGAAAAGCTACAAACTAAGTACGTCAAGGGTTTTCCGCGTCAAGAGTGGGTAAAAATTCGCTCTCGTAATGAGGCGCTTGATTGCTTGGTTTACGCCTACGCGGCCGCTACTGCTTTGGGGATTGCGCGGATCGATTGGAATAAATTAAAGGAGTCTTTGAACCCGCAAATTGAGGAAAAATTAGAGGAAGTTGTGGACGTGCCAAAGATTCGAGAGCAAAATAAATTTCAGTACCCGAGATCCAAAAAGGGCAATTTTGCCAGTAGTTGGTAAGTATGTTGATTGTTTCTAAGTCTATTACTATTGGCGATCGCTTGATTTGGCGGCACCGCGACCTGCGGGGACTTGACCCCGAAACAGGAAATTTTGTGACTTTTGACCCGGCAATTTATCAGTTAAGCTGGTCGTTTCGCGCCGTAGGGTCGATTAATGGCGATTCCAGTTTGGATGTAATTGCCACTAACGATAATGGCGAATTTTTGACGATTGTTGATAGCACTAACTTATTAGGCGCGGGAACTTACTATTATCAGGCTTATATTACTAAAAATCTTTTGAGAAGAACTATACAATCAGGGGCTGTGGAAGCGGTAATAAATTATGCCGCTTCTCCCGATTTTGACGGCCGCAATCAATTGGAAAAGGATTTGGAGATTATTAACCAGGCAATTCGAGCGGTAGTGTCGGGGGGAATGCAATCTTACTCGATCCAGGGGCGTTCCTTGTCTAAATTATCTTTGTCTGAGTTGATGTCTTTGCGAGATAGTTATCGGGCTGAATTACAAAGAAAACAAGCAGCAGAAGCGATTTTACGGGGGGAAGCTAATCCCATGCGGGCTTTTGTACGGTTTGGAAAATAATAAAAAACCCCCTAAGGAGGGAGCTTTTTAGAAGACCTCATAGACTAATCTGTAAGCCTTTTAGCCGCAACGCTATAGATATTCTAATTATAGCAGTTAAAAAAGTTAGTTGCGAGAGGTAGGAAAGATGATATTTAAGCATTAGGTACAAACATTAATTTTTAACGGAATACATTGACTAATCCAATTAATCCAACAATCGAAACAATACCCAGCCAAAGAATTAAAATTGAAAAATTCATAAATACCTTTTACATTGGCGAAAAACTCAACGATTTAAATATTTGACTTCTTCGAGAAGCTTGCTTCTTTCCTCGATAAGGCTTTGTTTTTTGCCAAAAGTAACATAAGAATTGCGTACCACTCTATCAATCAAGTTCGCGCAAGCCTGAATAATTTAATCGGTTGACTTCTTCTGAAAGCTTGTTTCTTTCCTCGATAAGGCTTTGTTTGTCGCCTAAAAGTTTTTCTATTTTGGCTTTTAATTTTTGATTTTCAAGAACATATTCTTTAATAATATCTTTGGCTAAAATCTGATCGTCCATCGCTGTAACCTCATTGATAAATTCCGTTATTTTTCACTATCGGATCTGACTGTTGATAAATTCCATTAATTTTAATAAAAGGTACTGCAAGTTGATAAATGTTACTAATTTTAATGTAACTTTGAGTAAATTGAATTAAATCAACAATGGGAATTTGTCCAATTTCTATTGTTGCTTTGTCGAATAAACGCCGTGAAGCCATACGATTACCGCCCGAAAAGAAGAGAACCTGAAATAGTTTGAGTGCTTGCCGATGGACATAAAAAACCAGATAAACAAGCGTTTGGGAAGATTTTGCAAAGGCTTCCAGTAAATCCCCCAGTACTTACAGCATCAATCGGCTGGCTAGATGATACAGCCATCATAGCCAAAGGCTTAAATAATATCACTCCAAAATTACCAGCCGTACCAGTGCTGGCTGATAAAGTTAGCGACTTTACAGCGCGCACACCAGTATCCCCAGGAGCAAGAGGTATCAAATATATTCTACCTGGGTTTCGATCACCGGTGGCAGCAGAAAAAGGAAAAGATAACAAAGGGCTAATTTGCTCCGATATCCCATTTTGATTGGTATAATTAATCGAAACTGTAGCGATTGTGTTTCCGATAACCGTCCAAATAATTAAGCCAGCAAATACCCCTTCACCATTTGTATATCTTGTTAAAGGTGCTGTTGGCAAGTTGATGGTTTGTTCTGTGGTGACAATCCCACTTAGCTCGCCAGAGATATTAAGCAAATCTGCCACGATCAAAGTGCCTGTTCCAGGAGAATCAAATTGGCCTCCCAGTAACAACAACTCACTTGTGCCTAATAAATTATTATTTATCCCATACAGGCTGGTATTATCTAACGCAATACTTGAAGAAGGAACAGAAAACCCAGTAGGAAAAAATCTGGAGATTAACATTAATCTAGCAACAGTTGCCCCCGTTATATTACTTTGAAAACTTTCTGCATTTTGCAAAGATATTTGGCTAAGATAATCTTCATAATTATTAATAGGCATTTTTACTTCTCCACGAAAGCCAAACATCCAACAATATCTGGGGCAGTTGCCACTCCTGCCCGGAAAATATACGAGAGACAGGCATTCGGGTGGATCGAAGGAATACCAGGTAATCCTGTTGTGTAATCTCGCCAACCCATTAGGGATGGCGAAGGTATAGACTGCCAAGATATCGGCTGAACAAGAGTAATTCCAAAATTACCAGCCGTGCCAGTGCTGGCTGATAAAGCAACTTTTTCAATTACTCTGATTCCCGTATCTCCGAGAGCCAAAGGTATTCTTTGCATTCTCGTCGCTTCTCTAAATCCAGAACCTCCTATGTTTATAGTCGAAACTCTTCCTGGTACACCCGCTTGATTTGTGTAAGTCATTGTCAACGTGGTACTGGTTGTTCCGATCTGACTGTATATTTCGTAAAAAGCAATATTTCCAATGCCCTCTGTATTTCGGGTAAGAGCGGTAGAACCTTGTATCGGCTGATCCGTAGTTATTGCAGCATTTAATCCTCCAATCTGAAATAAGCGATCATAAAGTGTATAAATTCCAGCGACAGTAGAAGTGATCCCAGCAGAAATTAACAATTTTTCCTGCGAGGCTATAGGAGCAGTAAAAGGCATTGCTCCTATCGTTGAACGGCTTGGAATTTCGGCAATTGTGGGAACACCCCCACCACTCGGAATTCCCTCGTATTGCCATAAAGACTGATCCCTCCCAATGACTGGTGCTGCGGCACTGGCTACCCCGATTCGAGGAACTTTATGGAAAAAAAGATTATCGGGATTGCCATTGTTACCTCCCGATTGCCTATTAATTAGATCAGATAATCCACTTAAAGCGGCCATAATTCTCTTTCAGTTACGAACTGGTGAACTTCAGCTAAAAAAATTGATAAATTCAAAAAATTAACCGGACTGGCTACGATTAGCCTTGAATCTGGTAAAAACTGAGGCAAAATTTCAACCCCCTCGTTTCGATACCACTTGCAATGCCAGTCGCCCGCATCAGACTCGAAAGTGTAAGATTCAACAGTTTCTATGACTCTCATGATTTTTTAGAGGATTAAGTTAACTAGAAATGCGAAAATAAATACTACCTTCTGGGTTTCCGTCGCTATTATTAGGAGCCGCAGTTCCGTAGGTAATAATTGGAATAGTTGGTTTTTCCGAAATATTAGCCCAGGTTAAATAATTTGATACCCATCGGGCTGTAGCAACGCTATCTAAAGTGTCAATTGGTCCAAGATATTCTTTCATGTACTAAGGTCGCAATTTGGCTACAAATCCATTAACAGGAGGTATGGCTGTGGAGGCGAAAGTCAACCGGATTGAAGTATTACTCAATCTTTCCGTAAAAACACCTACAGTATCTCTATTACCGCTATTGCGAATAATATCTACACCTGGATTAATATCTACCAAGGTGTGTGTAATTACAAATACCGTATTAACACCATCTCCAAATGGGGGAGTAGTAACTGTAAGGTGTCTTCCAGACCAACTAGCAAGCAAAGAAGGCGTGACATATTTGGCTGTATCTGTCCCTGCTTCTAATTCGGCTAAAGTAGCACGCTGTACCTTGCCTGCCGTAGTTTCGCTTGCATCGGGTACTCCCGACCCGTGAACTTGCCAGATTACAGGGGAAATCCCCAAGGTTACAGACTGCGTGATTTGTCGATAGGTCACACCGTTATCGTTGTTCCCAGTACCAGAAGCTACTGTTACAATTGCATTTCTTAGTTCGGCTCCCGTACTAGCATCAGCAGTGCGAGTAGCCAGAACAGAAGCTCCGTTCCAATTGTACAGCCCGTTCTCTGTGTTATTGGTTTGATTTGCGGCAATAAAGCGAGAATTAGCTAAGGTCATAGTTACTCCACCAATGACCGACCCCGGAGCATTCAAATTGATATTTGATGGGGCAGATGCAAAGACAGCATCTTTATAATCAAATCCTTCTAAGAGGGCATTTACAGTGCCAAAATTAACTAGATCATTAGGGTTTTCCGGAGCAACAGAAGCCTGGATTTTTCCCTTAAACTCAACATCAGACCAAAATTCAATAAACGTCATGATTACCTCGATAAAATTGCGTAGCCACTAAATGGATTACTGAAAATAATTTGAGTAGTAGTTAAAGAGAGATTTTGTACAAAAGCCTCTATTTTTACTCCTCCCGAACTAAAAACCTGGGTCTGTGGTTCAAAATTTAGATTATGAATAATTGTCCACGTTGCAGACGGAGTGTTTTGAGTGTGCTTATAAAAAGCACTTCCATCTCCTGGCGGGCCAGGTGGACCAGGTGGACCAGGATCGCCCTTAATAAAAACAGTTGGATCGCGTTGAACAAAAACTTCAGTTTTTGCTCGAATTACAACCTGACCGTTTTCAATAATATAACTGCTCATACTATCACCGTCACTCGATCGCTTACTTCTACTGGACCTTCAGAAACAGCAAAAACTTGAGTTAAATTGGGATTTTGTAGCACAATGTCGTATTCCCACAAATTTGTGGGCATGGTTGCGAGAATGGCTAAAGTTTGTATAGAGGTGAGAAAAGGAGCAATTCGGCTGTAAACCCCGACAATTTGCCCATTTTCAACTTTATCAGCTAAAATTATTGGCTCAAAACCAAATTCAGCTAATAATTTTCCCCCTGCTTTTGTTCGTATTTGTCCCAAAGGATTCCACAAGATAAAATCTCCAGGAAAAAAAATTTCTAGCGGACCCCACGACGCGCCGCGTTCAATTTTGTTTGAGCCAGTTAAGGGAATTTTAACAGGGGGGTACATTTAACAAGATAAAAAACTATAGAAATTTTACCACACAAATATACTAACAGTTACTTAACCTAATTTTAAAATCGCATTCTATCTACTCTTAAAAAGGTTTGAGAGTAAATTAAAGAAAATTCTCCGTGGGGAATTCCCCACCGACACTGCATGGCTTGGTGGTGGCCGTTTGGCAAAAAAGAAGAAAGGAAAGAGCAAAAACGGATTTATCAAGGGGCGGTTTATAATCGCCTAACTTCTGATTGGCTTGCTTCTTCTACCAGTGCCGATAGTGAGATAGTTTCCAGCATCCGAACTCTGAGAAATCGTGTTCGCAGTCTTTGTCGTGATAATGATTATGCCAAAGGCGCGGTGCGAACGATCTGCAATAATATTGTGGGAAAAGGTATTCCCTTACAAGCCAAGGTTAAGCAAAAACGCGGCGAGAAATACGATGAGCGCATAAATAAGGAAATTGAGGCACTTTGGGAAGAATGGGGAAATGCGGAATTTTGCGATTGTGCCGGCAAATTAGATTTTTCTGATATTGAAAGATTGGCGATGCGATCGCTAATAGAATCGGGGGAAGTATTAATCAGATTAATGCGTAAAAGCTTTGATGATTCGCCAGTGCCGTTGGCTTTGGAGTTGATTGAATCAGATCAATTGGCCGACGATCAATGGTCCGGCACGGCGGAAAATGGCAATGAGATCAGGATGGGGGTAGAGATTGATAAGTGGGGCCGCCCCGTCGCTTATCACCTTTACGAAAAGCATCCAGGGGATTTTCAGTTTACCAGTTCGGTAGGACAACGGTTAATTAGGGTTCCAGCCAGCGAAATTATTCACCTGTTTATTTGCGATCGACCGGGGCAGACCCGTGGGGTTCCCTGGTTTCATAGTGCCTTGACTACTTTTCGGCACGTTGGGGGTTACACAGAGGCTGAGTTGGTTGCAGCCCGGGCGCAGGCGGCGGTGATGGGGTTTATTACTACGCCGCACCCGGATGTTTATGCTCCGGAAGAAATGGCAGGCCAGCGCGTGACCAGTTTGGAGCCGGGGGCGATCGAGGTTTTGAATCCAGGAGAGTCTTTCGAGGGATTTGCCCCCACTCGTCCCAATCAGGGGTTTGATGCTTTTATCAGGATGATGCTGCGGGGGGTGGCGGCGGGGATTGGGCTATCCTATGAGGCTTTATCGCGGGATTTCTCTAATACCAGTTACTCCTCGGCGCGAACATCCTTGATGGATGAGAGGGATAACTATCGGGTGATTCAGTCGTGGTTAATCCGGCGATTGCACAAAAGAATTTACAAAAAATGGTTAGATTTGGCGGTTTTGTCGGGGACTTTAAAAATTGGTGATTATGAATTGAACCGGCGATTTTATCAAAAGGCGAAGTTTACGCCCCGAGGGTGGCAGTGGGTTGATCCACAAAATGAAATCGCTGCCAATAAAGAGGGGGTCAAGGCGGGGTTTGTGTCAATCACGGATGTGGTGGCACAACAGGGCTTAGATGTGGAAGATGTGCTGCAGGAACAAAAGCGAATTCTTGATCTAGCTAAAGATTTGGGCTTGAGCTTGGATGTCCTGGCAGAAGGGGGTGAGCAGGAGCCTCCCCCTCCGGCAGAGGGAATGACCCCTATCCGTATCATGCCAGAACTAACCCGCACTTTTAGTTCACAACAAAGGGCAAAAAGTTGCAAAAAAGGTATTGCTTGCGGAAATGCCTGTATTGCTAAAAATAGAGTCTGCAAGCAGAATTTACCCCCAATCGCACAGCAACAAGTACCATTAGCAAAAGCTAAAGTTAAAGTTAAAACCACAAAAACAGTTTCAAGTTCCTCTCAATTTTTAACTCCTAAAGCTGGTAGTATTGCCGAGATTGATCCAAGTTTAATTAAAGTAGATCCGAAGCGTTTCCAGTACAAAATTATTGGAGAGCAAACGCAAACGGGGACGGTTGGCAGTTTGTCGGGGGTGAAAACTTACGATCCTAATTTAGCTGGAATTTTACAGGTTTGGGTCGATCCATCGGACGGGGAAACCTATGTGGTCAACGGACATAACCGATTAGATTTGGCTAAAAAACTTGGGGCGACTGCTGTAGCGGTTCGTTATTTGGGGGTAGCTGATGCGAAAGAAGCGCGAGCAGTAGGAGCTTTGACTAATATCGCTGAGGGACGAGGAACCGCTTTAGATGCCGCCAAGTTTATGCGTGACACTGGATTGACCCGTGATGATTTGCAAAAAAAAGGTATTCCAATGCGAGAAAAAGTAGCTACTGAAGGCATGGCATTGGCAAATTTGGAAGATTCTTTATTTAGAAAAGCGA